ATGTCCAACTGAGCGCACAAGACAAGTTAACTTATACGCATGGAAGCGGTTGGCAGATAGTCACTTCTCAGGGAAATATCAAGTATTCCGTTCAATCAGTGCCTGGGGTGACTTCTTTTAACTCTAGAACTGGGGTTGTAACGCTTACTTCGAGCGATGTAACTACGGCATTGACTTATACTCCTGCGCCCCAAACTTCCGGCACATCTTTACTTTATGGTAATGGATCGGGGGGTTTCTCAAATGTAACGATTGGTAGTGGGGTGACTTTCTCGGGGGGAACACTCTCAGCTACAGGTACTGGTACTGTAACTAGTGTTGCTCTAACTGTACCTACAGGGTTTAGTGTTATTGGTTCTCCAGTTACTAGCTCAGGTACTCTAGCTATATCTACAAGCCTTAGTGGGATTATTAAAGGTACTGGCAGTGGGTTTACGACAGCTACTAGCGGTACTGATTACGCACCGGCAACAAGTGGATCATCTATTTTGTACGGTAACGGATCGGGTGGCTTTTCAAACGTCACAATTGGTTCTGGAGTATCTTTTACCGCAGGGACTTTATCAGCTACTGGATCGGGCGGTACGGTAACTAGCGTTGGATTATCACTTCCATCTATTTTTTCTGTAACTGGTTCGCCTGTTACTGGTTCAGGCACTTTGACGGCTACTTTAGCAACTGAGTCGGCAAATACTGTTTTTGCAGGGCCAACAACAGGCGCAGCAGCAACTCCCACATTTAGATCATTGGTTAATGCTGATTTTCCAACTTCAGGGGTTAGCTCTGGTACTTATGGATCAGGCTCAGTTGTTCCAGTTATTACAGTTAATTCTCAAGGTATTGTTACTTCGGTCACAACGGCAGCGACAAACGCACCGGCTTATCAAGGAACTTGGAACGCAAGTACAAATACTCCGACTTTGACTTCTTCAGTAGGAACTCAAGGATATTACTATGTAGTATCTACTGCCGGAACAACAAACTTAGACGGTAATGCAGTTTGGGTGGTTGGAGATTGGGCAATATTTGGTAATGGTAAATGGGAAAGAATCCCAGGATCTGCAAGTGAATCTTTTACAAATCTGACTACTGCTAATTTAGCGGTAACTGGTTTGACAGGGTATATGTATGCCAATGGATCGAGCAATGTAACGTCTTCTACAACAATACCAACAACGGCATTGTCTGGAACGATTACAAATGCTCAACTTGCCAACTCAACCATTTCGGGGGTTGCTTTAGGTAATAGTTTATTTAACCTTACCGCAGGGACAAATGTAACTTTTAGCAGTGGGTCAACTTATAACGGTTCAACTGCAATCACAATTAATGCGTCATCAACGATGGTGTATCCAGGTGCAGGAATACCTAATTCAACTGGTAGTGCTTGGGGTACGTCTTATTCAACGACTGGATCTGGAACGGTTGTAGCTTTAGCAACTTCACCGACTTTGGTTACTCCTATCCTTGGAACTCCTCAGTCTGGTAACTTTTCGACTGGTACGTTTACTTGGCCTACGTTCAATCAGAATACAACCGGAAACGCTGCGACTGCTACTTTAGCAACAACTGCGACTAATTTAGGCGGGACAACTCAATATTCTGTGCCTTATCAATCTGGGTCTGCGACAACTGCTTATTTGTCTCCAGGCACTTCAGGCTCATTGTTGATGACTTTAGGCTCGGTTGCAGCTCCTATTTGGGTGGCTACTTCTAGCTTAACGGTCAATTCTGCTACTAATTTGGCGAGTGGTGCAGCAAGTCAAATCCCTTATCAAACAGGATCGGGGGCTACTTCTTTTATTGCTAACGGAACAACTGGACAAGTTTTAACAAGCAATGGCGCTTCAGCGCCTACTTGGACAACGCTTACATCTTTGGTCACTATTTCTGATCAAACATCAAGTTCTAGCACTTTTTACCCTGCATTTTTAAATGCAACAACTGGCACAGTTTCAGTAATTGACACAAGTTCGACAAAACTTCAATATGTACCAAGTACAGGTACTTTTACTTCTACGGTTTTTAGTGGTGGAAGTTTTATAGGAACTGAAACGATCACTGGTTCATTGTCTGCCGGTGCTTTTAGTTATGGAACTCTTGGTTATTCAGATGTAAATATATTTGGTTCATTTACTTCAAGCGTAAATACTTATAACCAGATCATTTTACAAAACACCAATTCTGGATCGGCAGCATCGACAGATTACGTTGTTTCTAACAATCTAGGGACTTCAACCACTTATTACGGTGATTTCGGGATGAACTCGTCCACTTTTAGTGGTACTGGTTCTTTATCTTTGGCTAATGCGGTTTATTTAACTGCAACGTCAAGCGATTTGTCAATTGGAACGACAACCGCTAACCTTATTCACTTTGTTATTAATGGTAGTGCAACCGATGCAATGACTATTAATACCAGTGGGGCGCTTGCACTTAATGGACAATACGGTACTTCAGGACAAGTCTTGAGTTCAGGTGGTTCTAGCGGTGTTCCCACTTGGATAAATGCCGGAAGTGGTGGATCATCTCCTCCTGCTTTAAATGTAACATTACAACAAAATTTCGGAGGTTTCCTATAAATGGCTTCTAATACTTCACCAATTTTTCCATTAACCCCTATTGTTGGTATTGCAACGCTGACCTCGGCTACTGCGATTACTTCCAGGGCTAACATTACCGGCACAACTGGCTTGGTTCAATTGACTGCAACCTCTACCAACGGAACAAAAGTAGACGCAATTACGGTCACTGCCAAGGGTACGACAGTAGCTAATATTGTAGATATTTGGATTTATAACGGCACAACTTCATTCTTGTACGCTGAAATCCCAGTATCTGCGATAACTCCTAGCACGACAGTCCAGGCTTTTACGACAACAGTGACGTTTAACAACCTGGTTTTACCTCCAACTTATCAGTTGTATATCTCTGAGCAAGTAGGCACAACTAGCGCAGATTTGAACATTATGGCTTTTGGAGGTCAATACTAATGGCTTTCCCAGGTCAGTCTTTTCAATTCAATCAGACTGTGCCGGTGGTACAGGCAACGACTCCGTTTTTGGTTAACTCCCAGACGGTGACTTCTAGTTACGCAATTCCAGTGGGTTCGAGTTGCGTTTCTGGTGGGCCAGTTACGATCAATTCAGGGGCTACGGTGACAATCCCAACAGGAAGTAAGTGGATCATTTTATGAAAGACTTTATTGAATCCGTCATGCGGGACGATAGAGTTTGGAAGTGGGTTAAGGTTGATGGGATTAAAAAAGAGAATTTTGGGTATCAAGAGAGCGAGATTTACTACACAAATACGCATGGTTTTGTGATGTTTAGACCCGCAACTCCGACAATGTACGAGGTTCACATTTGTATGTTGAAGGGGGCAAAAGAAGTGGATTCTTTCTTTTTAGATTGTCTTGAGAAAATGAGGCAAAAAGGAGCAAGAAAGTTCCTCGGAACTATTGGTGAATGGAACACCTCTGCGTTAAAATTAGCACTGCGGTGCGGATTTGTCGAGGAGGGTAGGATTAGCAAGGCTTACCGTAGAGATGGTGTAGATCGGTCTATGGTAATGATGGGGAGAGAATAATGTCGTTTATAACTAATGCAATTGGTAGTGTCTTAGGAGATTTGACAGGGGCTAATCAACAGGCTCAAGCTGCCCAATCCGCTGCCCAAACTCAGGCAAATGCAGCAAATTATGCTGCCAACCTACAAAATCAGCAATTTCAAACAAATCAGCAGAATTTAGCACCTTATATGTCATTGGGGGCGGCTGCAATTCCACAACTAATTTCAAGTCTTGGATATACTCCTCAAACAAATTCATCTGGTCAATTGACTGGATTAAATGGTCAAGGATTTCAGTTTAATCCCTCTAATTTGGCTCAAACTCCTGGGTATCAATTTACTTTAAACCAAGGTCTTCAGCAGTTACAAAATGCAAATTCATCGACTGGACAAAATCTTTCTGGGGCGCAACAAAAGGGAATGTCTAATTACATTACTGGATTGGCTAATCAAACATACAACCAACAATATCAAAATGCTTTATCCACATACAACACAAACGCTGGATATTTAAGCGGATTATTGCAAACCGGTCAAAACGCTGCTGCCGGACTTGGCACAATGGGTATGCAAAACGCACAAAACGTAGGTAATACCCTAATGGGTGGAGCAAATGCAACCGCAGCAGGGCAAGTTGCAGCAGGAAATACTCAATCTAATGCTTTAAATAGTTTAATGCAATTAGGACTAGGTGGAGCAGGAATTTATTCTCTTGGTGCTAAATCGGGAATGAATACTGCATTATCAAATGCAGGGTCTAAGTTATGGTCTGGATTAACTGGTTTAGGGGGCGCAGGAGGTGCTGCAACAGACGCATCTGTTTATGGTATGAGTCCTGATATAGCTGCATTAATCGGTTTAGTTTAAGGATAAAAATATGCCAATAGATGCCTCAATAATCCCTACAAAACAAAACATTCCCGATTTCGGTGGTTTTGTGAATAATCTTATGAACTTGCAAAAGAACAATATTGCAGTTCAACAAGGCAATTTGCAATTACAACAACTTCAGCAAGAAATTGATTTAAACAAAGCATCTTCCAAAGCTATCCAACAAAACACGGACGAAAACGGAAATGTAAATATTCCTGGTGTTATTAGTATGCTTTCAAAGTCTCCAGAGGCAGCGACTAATTTAGCACCAACAATTACATCTTTACTTGGTCAACAAGGAACTCAACAAGAAAATATTAGCAAACAACTAGGAAATTTGGTTCAAAAGAACACTATTTCTGGTCAGCGTTTGGGTGGATTGGTTCAAAAAATTGATAAAGGTGGTTTTGTAACTCCTGAAGAACATGCAAAAGAACTAGGTTCTTTGATTGCTGAAGGTGCATTAACTCCAGACGAGGCTCTTTTACATTTAAGAATGGCCCCTACTCCAACTGGAGACAAAAAGAAAGATCAAGAGGCTTATCACAACTTTATCAAACAAGAGCATTTTGCAACAATATCCAATGCGGATCAGCTAAATAAACTTCTTGGCACTTTACAACCAGGCGCAAACGGTCAACCGGCATCTATTTACGACCCTATTACTGGCACATTTAAGCCTGTACAGTACGCAAATCCTAATCAAGCACAACCGCAGACTAACTTAGCTCCTGGCGCATCTGGTACACCTTCTGGACAGTTTCCTAGCGCACCTCCACAAACTCAAGACCCAGTGGCATCTCAATTGATGTTCCCTGTTCGTCAACCTGGAACTAATTACGCACCATTGCCAAATGAGGACACAAAGACCCAAGAAGGCGGTCAATACGTCAGTGGATTGATAGATAGAAAGAAAAACCTTGTCACAGACCGTAGAAACTTGGATGAAATGCTCAAACAAGTTGAAAAGGTCAAAGAGGAAACAATGCGGATTCCAGGCGGTGATTTGCCTGTAGTTGGTGGTGCAGTCAATCTTGCAAATAAAGGAATTAGATACGCAAGTAGCATGGTTGCAGATCCAAAGTATCAGCAATTGTCAAAAGACATTGCAAATATGCAGATATCCAATCTAAAAGCTGCCGGTGGTTCAATGGATACGGTTGCAGGACAGGCTTTACAGGCTCATGCAAACGGAAGTGAAGTCTATGATCCAGATGTGCTCTTAAACATTGGAAGACGAGCAAAATCAGACATGAAGAATCTTGATCTTCAAACGGACGCAGCAACCAAGTTTATTAAGCGTTATGGCGCAAATAACATGGACACATTTAAGAAGATTTGGGGCGATAACGCAGACAGTAAATTATTTGAAATGATGAATCATCACGAAGATAAGACAATGACGGATGAGCAGAAAAAGCAAAAACGTGATGAATTAGCCGGTATAACTCCTGGAATGTCTGCTGAGAAAAAGAAAGAACTATTAAAAGAATTCAAAGACAAGCACGAAGTTATTCAAAAATTAGTTAACACAGGCGGTTTGTAATGGGATCATTTGCTGATTTTCTTGATGACGTTGAGACTGAAAAGCCTCAATCTAAAAATGTTCCTGCACCGATCAGGAATAACAATCCAGGCGCACTCATGCCTGGTGGAAAGTTGGCACAGTACAAAACTCCAGAGGAAGGACTTGCAGCACTTGATAAGAACTTAGCAAGTTACGGAAAAAAAGGTGTAAGCACTTTAGCGGATGTAATCTCTAAATGGGCGCCTCCTAATGAGAACGACACAAACTCTTATATTGCTCACGTTGCAAAAGTTGCAGGACTTGATCCAAATCAAAAGATTGATTTAAGTAATCCGGTGATTCGTCATCAAATATCTGCCGGAATTGTTCAGCATGAGAATGGAACTAAAGCCATTTATCAACCGTCTGCACAAACCAAATCAACTCCCTCAGACTTTGCCAGTTTCTTAGAAGATGTAGGAGAAACACCAAGTCAAGCTAAATCTGTAGCTCCAGTTGTCCAACAAGCCCCTCAAGTAACTCAGACTGCGCCAGTCGTTCAAGCTCCTGCAAGACAGATGAACGCAGGGGAAAAGATGTATCAAAACAGAATCAATGCCTTAAAAGACTTAGGTATTGGTCTTTCATCATTGGCAGATGTGACAGTTGGTAATATTTTGCCTGGAATTGCTGGGCCAATAACATACAACGTAGCTAGAGCGTTGCAACAAAACGATCAACAAGCACAAGCAACATCGGCTAAAGTTACTGGTGCTCTTGAAAAACCTTTTGGTAAGACTTTTGGAGTTACCGAAACTCCTGCTTATAAAAATGAATTGTCTCAAAATGCTTTAAACTTTATTGGTGAGAATATTAATAAAGGAGCGCAGTATATATCCGAGAAGACAGGAATTCCAACTGGGGACGTTCAAAGTTACATTAATTCTTTGACTTTAGCAGCCGGTAAGCCTGTAGGTCAAGCAATGGGTAAAGTTGGAGGTGCAGCATTAAATCAAGGTGCTAAGTTAGCCCAAGAGTTTAAAGAGGTTACAACTCCTCCAATGAAAACTGAAATTGCCCAACCTAGCGAGGTAATGGCAGGATCAACAGGCGCAGCAAAAGCACAAAACAATCCATTTGCCGGTGAAATTACAGGCGAAGAAAAGGCTAATAGAGAATTATTCCCTGCTTACAAACTTTCAAAATCTCCTAAAGATGCTTCAGTTCGTGAGCAAAATATTAGATCTGAAGTGGCAAGTACGATTAATCCTAACGGTAGAGTTCGTGAAGGTGTAATTACTGGAAACGAAAATACTTTAAGAAACGAGCATCAAGAGGCTAAAAACCCAGATCGAACACCAAAAGGTGAATTGTTAAGGCAACAAATTGCTGAAGAACAAAATGCTTTGTCTGATTTTGCTCAAAAGCGGATCGAAGCTACTGGGGCATCTCCTAGTCTTACCAATGACGAACAAAGAGGCATGAAAATCAATGATGTTTTTTACGGAAAACATGAAATTGGTGCGGAAGAACCTACAAGCCTTAAAGGATTTTTACAAGAGGCTAAACAGACAATCTTTAAAGATGCAAAAGATAAGATTGGAGATACTCCAATTGAAACAAATCATGTTGATACTTTGCTAAAAAATCCACAATGGAACGCTTCTTTAAAATTACATGGAACTACTGAAGTTGCTCAAGGCGCTGCCGAACTTATTAAACTTGCAAAAGAAGTAGGATTTGCTGATAAATTTGGGAATGTATATCCTCCTGGATCTGTTTCTGCCTTTGACGCAGTTAGAAAACGTATAAATGCCTCATGGACACATGAGAAAGCAAGCACAATTTCAGACATTAATTCAGCTATTGATCGTGATATTGCCGAAGTTGCAGATCCAAAGTTATATAAACTTGGTGACAGAATCCATCAAGCCGAACAACACATTTATGAAGCTGAAGGTCTTAAAAAGTTATTTGGTGAAACTGATCAAAATGGTATTGTTAAGTCAACAACTCCAAACGAAAAGATACCTAGTAAATTAAACAATTTACGCAAAGATCAATGGAGGCATGTTAGAGGAACATTGGAAGATTTGTCCAAAGGTATAGTTAGAGGTGCACCTGAAGGTCTACCTCCAGTGCCTGAGAGTTTACGCAAATCTGCCAAGTCTGCACTTGCTGAAATAGATGGTGCTTTAGCTCGTGAAGTATATAATGCAGGAGGGGGAAGGGCAGGAGTTTGGAATCAAAACGATGTAAACAAAATGCTTAACTCAGTCGTTGGAGAAAAGATTGCTGAAACATTTAGTCCTAGTGAAGTTAGAAACTATCATGTTTTAAATGTTGGTGGTCACATCATGCCTGGGATTCATGGGTATGAAGGAGGAGCAGCTCAAGCGCAACGAATTGAAATGCTTGCAAGTCATGCACCGAAGATTGGCGCAGCAGTAGGCACTACAGTTGGAGGCGTAATTAGCGGTGGAAATCCTTATGTTGCTGCTGCCGGTGGTTATGTTGGTAAAAATTTGGGTACGTCTTTTCGTGAAAGTTCGCTTCAAAATGCTTTAAATAAAGCAGCGACTGAAACAGAAAAGAACATGCAAAAAAATGCTAAACGTCCTAGCATACTGAACCTCAGAGAGAACAAAAAGGATTGATATATGAGTGGAATAATCCCAAACGGTAGGCAACAATTCTTTAATTCCAATGGTGGCCCATTGGCGGGGGGATTTGTCTATTACTACATCCCAGGCACAACAACATTCAAAAACACCTATCAGGATGATACTTTAACAACTCTCAACACCAATCCTATTGTTCTTGATGGAATTGGAAGTTGCCAGGCTTACGGTTCAGGCTCTTACCGTCAGCAAGTCTATGATGTGAATATGAATCTGATTTGGGATGTTCAGACAGATGCGCCCCAATCTTTTTCATTTTCTGATTACACTATATCGGAATCTAACAGTAAGCTATTTTTCTATTTCCAAGGCACTCCGATAGCTTCCTTGGATCAGTACGGAAACTGGAAGACTCTTGGATCTGTATATAGTGCAACAACCCCATAAGGAACGAACATGGCAGGAACAACAATCGGGGCAAATGGCATATTACTGAGTAACTGGACAACGGCTACAAGACCAACCAGTCCGGTTCTCGGTCAGATGGGATACAACTCCACTATTTTTAACGTAGAGACTTGGAACGGTGTTAGATGGGCGCAAGGTGGAGGATCTGGTACTGGTGGGGGATCGGATACAGTATTTGTTGAAAATGGTCAAACTGTAACTACTTCTTATACAATACCAACAGGATATAACGCAAGTAGTACCGGCCCGATCACAATCAATTCTGGCGCAACAATAACAATTCCTAGCGGTAGTCGTTGGGTAATTTTGTAGAGGAAATTAATTATGAGTTATGGATCAGGTTTAATGGATGTAGTTCAGTCAAGTACGACTGGCACACCTACACAATTTAATGATGGGTCGGGTACGCAAGTTGGTACGCTTTGCAGGGCTTGGGTAAGTTTTGTAGGATCAACTGCAGCAATTAATGCTTCTTTTAATGTTTCAAGTATTACAAGAGCAGGAACAGGAGCATATACTGTAAATTTTACTAATGTTTTATCTGATACAAATTATTCAACTTTAGGAACTTGTACAGGCAGAGGTGGTTCAGGAAGTCCAACAAGTAACTTATCAATTGGTTATGGGTCTGCTTCAACATCAAATGCAAATGGAACATACTCTACTTCTGCGGTTCAAATTTATGTGCAAAGTAGTACTGGTAGCACAACAGATGCTCCAACTGTAAGTATTGCAGTCTTCAGATAAGGATAAAACAAAATGACTTCAATCATAAATGCCTCACCCTCTAATGGGATAACACAGACTGCCGATGGTTCAGGTCAAATTAAATTGCAAGCTAATGGGGTTACTACTAATGCTTTGGCTTGGGTAAACTTTAACGGTACATCTTCAGGAACAATT